CGAACTTGTATCAGCTCGTAACGAAGTACAAATTAGCGGCAGCATTGAAAAAGCTGCCGCTAATATGCCTGGTATCGTAGAACACCGATTTAATCAACTGCAAGAGTTAGAAGCTATTCTTGAGTATTTGAATATCGAATTGCGCAGATTACGCAGCGGCTTTTTTAAAAAATATCTTGAAAATTATCAACGTGCATTAAGCAGTCGCGATGTTGAAAAATATGTAGACGGCGAAGCAGATGTAGTTGACTATGAAAAAATTATTAATGAATTTGCATTGGTACGCAATAAATGGCTAGGCGTTCTTAAAGCATTAGATCAAAAACAATGGCAATTAACCAACATCGTAAAGTTACGAGTTGCCGGTATGGAGGACGCTTCGATATGAAAAAAGTTTACGACTATTGGATGCCAGACACTGACAGCCATTTTGAAAGACTGATTGCTAAACGTGTTAAAAACGGCGGACCTCCTGAATATCAAGATGATGTTAGAGACGAAGCATACAAGTATGTAACTGATTTTAATATAGTAGTCGATGTGGGCGCCAATGTCGGACTATGGTCACGACCTTTAACAAAAGTGTTTAATCACGTTATTGCGTTTGAGCCATTGGAGCAAGTATATAGCTGTTTAGAGCGTAATGTTGAAGGTCTAAACATTGAAATACACAAACATGCGCTGGGCAACATAACCAATAAAGTAGAAATGATTTACGATGCAGAAAACACTGGTAGTAGTTATGTTAGCGAAACAGGCTATGGGTCTATCGATATAAAACGTTTAGATGACTTAAATTTACCCAAGTTTGGCCTTCTTAAAATTGATTGCGAACGATACGAATTAGAAGTATTAAAAGGCGGCATTGAAACTATTTTAAAATACAAACCTGTTATTATTGTTGAGCAGCATCCTGATACAGAGTATTGTGCAGGCACTTATTTAAAAAGCCATGGCGCAAAAGAAATTACCAATGTCAGAAAAGACTACATATTCAGTTGGTAACTATTAAATAACTTTATGAAAACAATAGTATTAGTAACTGGAGGATTTGATCCTATTCACAGTGGACACATTGCCTACTTTAATGAAGCCAAAAAACTTGGCGATGAATTGTGGGTTGGTGTAAACAGCGACAACTGGCTTGTTAATAAAAAAGGCAGGCCGTTTATGTCATTTAACGAACGTACTACAATAGTTAAAAATCTACACATGGTAGATAATGTTATTGGTTTTGAAGACGACGAAATAGGCAGCAGTAATAAATGTATCGAATACATTCTAAATACCGTACCTGACGCTAACTTAATTGTTGCAAACGGCGGCGACCGAAATGCTGGAAATATACCCGAAGTTATTAAATATGGATCGCATCCCAGAGTAGAGTTTGCTTGGGCTATTGGCGGCGATGATAAAAAAAATTCAAGCAGTTGGATTTTAAAAAATTGGGAAAAGCCTAAGACTGAAAGATTTTGGGGATCTTACAAAGTACTTGATAGCAACGGCGAATGGCAAGTAAAAGAATTAAGTTTTCAAAAAGGAAAAGCGTTAAGCGATCAACGACATTTTAAACGGTCCGAACACTGGCATGTTGTTAGCGGAGTAATTGTAATGGTACTCGAAGACAGAGAAGGTAGAAAAACGCAAAGAACTCTAATCCCAGGAGATAGTATAGACATACCGACTGCATACTGGCACAAGGCTATAAATATCGGAAACGAAACTGCCAAAGTAATTGAAGTGTGGCTAGGTAAAGAATTAACGGAGAATGACATTGAACGACGAGATTAAACCATTAAAGATCTATATTGGATGGGATAGTAGAGAAGACATTGCATACCAAGTTGCAAAGTTAAGTATTGAACAACATGCATCGGTGCCCGTTGAAATAATTCCGATAGAACAACGGAAACTTAGAAAACAAGGCGTTTACACTCGTCCAGTTGACAAACTTGCAAGCACAGAGTTTACGTTTACAAGATTTCTTATTCCGTATCTCAATAACTACACAGGCTGGGCACTGTTTATAGATTGCGACTTTTTAGCAGTTGCAGACATAAAAGATTTATTTGATCAAATCGACAACAATTATGCTATCATGTGTGCTCAACATAACTATATACCAAAAGAAGTTACAAAAATGGACGGGCAGCGACAAACGTTGTATCCAAGAAAAAACTGGTCAAGTATGATGTTAATCAACTGCGAACATCCTAGTAATAAGTTATTGACTCCTACACTTGTTAATAACGAGGCAAAGACGGGTGCGTATTTTCACAGATTTAGTTGGGTGCATGACAAACATATAGGCAAGATAAGCCACGAATGGAACTGGTTAGTAGGATGGTACAAAGAGCCCGAGGATGGTAAGCCAAAACTTATTCACTATACCGAAGGCGGTCCTTGGTTTGATGATTACAAAAGTTGCGAATACTCAAGTGATTGGTATCAAGTTGAAAGAGCATACTTACAAAATAATTTAGAAGTTCAAAAAAAAACCTCGCAAGAGAAATAGAACGACCCAAAACAATTGACGATTTACCGTTTACAAAGAATGTAAAATCTATATTAAAGCTATACTTAAATACATTAGTCGATCCTGAACATAGGATCTATGACGACACAGAATTAAAGAAAGAAGTTAGTACATTCATGGGAATAAAAATTGCAGCAATTGCATCCGACGGATTTAACTATGAAGCCAAAGGATTAAAATACGATCCTTACTTGCAATCATTTATAATGGGTTCTGGTGGAAGCATAAGTGACTTTGTGTTAAAAAACGGCACTACTGACACTCTAGTAATTCGAGGATTAGGTGGCGGCGGACAAAAAGCCATAAAATATTGTTTAAGAAATAAAATAGATTTTTATGCTATCGACTCTGGATATATTCAGCCCGGTACAAAAAAAGACTATCATCGTATTACTAAAAATGCACTGCAAAATTTAGGACCAATAAAAGACAGAGGCCTTGATAGATTAAAAAAATTAAATTGGCAATACAAAAACAGAAACGGTCAAACAGGCAATAAAATTTTAATATGTCCGCCATCTGACAAAGTAATGAAGTTTTATGAAAAAGATTTAGATACTTGGTTAGCTGAAACTATTGATGAGATCAAAACATATACCAATCGACCAATTGAAGTAAGACTCAAACCAAATCGTTCCGAACGGGTTACAACTAATACAATTTGGGATGCGTTAGATGATGCATACTGTTTGGTTACATTTAACAGCATTGCAGCTACAGAAGCGTTGCTTTACAGTGTACCAGCTATCACACTAGCACCAAATGCTGCCTCTGTTTTGTGCAACACTGCTCTTAAAGACATTAACAATTTATATTTGCCTACCAAGCAAGAGATTGTCAGATTTGCAGCACACTTATCTTATTGTCAGTTTAATTCTAATGAAATGCTAAACGGATTTGCATGGAGCATATTAAATGAAGGTAGTTAGTTATTTAAAAACTGTTCCGGCAAAAAATAACAACAAACAAAAAACCGATTTGCTTTTTAAATTTATTAAAGGTGTAGATAAGGCCGGCGATGTTGGAAAAATCAATAACACAGATCAAATTGAAGATTCTGAAGTTGCAGTGATACAAGGCTGGGTGCATAACGATGTAAGTTCTGCACATCTAAAACTAAGAAACAATATAATACATACACAAGTTTCAAACGGAAAACATGTTGTGTGCGCAGATGCAAATTTATTTTTATATAATGATAAAATAAATCCTCACGGTTATTTAAGATATAGTTTTAATGGAATCTTTCCAAGCACAGGTATCTATTGTGATCAAGACGTTGACCCGACTCGATGGCAGCAGATTAGTAGAGATACAAGAATTGTATTGGAAGATAACAAGACACACGGATCTCATATTTTACTAATGCTTCAACGCAATGGCGGATGGAGCATGTCAGGAATGGATGTGCAACAATGGGCGTTGGAAACAATTAATAAAATAAGATATAACAGTGACAGACCTATTGTAATAAGAGCTCATCCAGGAGACAAAAACGCAACAAAGTATTTGCATCCTAAATTTACTAAAATTAAAAATTTTAAAAACGTAACAATAAGTGCATTCGACAAACCATTAGAACAAGATCTAGATAATGCGTGGTGTGTTGTTAATCACAACAGCAGTGCAGTAGTTGGTCCGATAATAAAAGGTTATAATTGTTTTTTAACTGACCCGCAAAACAGTCAGTGT